GTATATCTAAGATTAGGTGCTTCTAAGGAAGATGATGTATTAGTCAATACTGTTCCTTTAAGAGCCACTTCTGTTAGTATTACTACAACTAAAACTGTTCCTTCTTTTGATGTCCCACTATCCGGATTATTTAGTGGAGAATCTAGAACACTAGCATTCAATATGGGTATGGCTTCTAAAACAATAAGTGTGCAAGGAATTATTACAGATATGTCTATCACTAGAAAGTTTGAAGAAACTGAGCCTAGACATTATGATTCTTCAGTAGAAGACCCCGATAATTCTACTTTAACTAGGAGTCAAATGTCTCCGGCTTTACCTTCATCTACTAATGAAATGACAATAGAAATGACAAAGGAAGAGATTGCTCAACTATTACACTCTAATACTGATGGCACAACTGCTCAGACATTTCAAAACATGAATGAATTAATAATATTGATAGATTCTAAAGTGGATAGCAGGTATCAATATAGAGATAAAACTAATCAAACTGCTAGTCTTATTCCGTTTACTTTTGCTGCTAGAGGGGCTAGAAATAAATTGGATAATAGAGGCGCACTTTTATTCTTAAGTGAATTTCCCGACTCTTCTACTGATAGTGGATTAAAGGGATTTGTTAGGTCTTTTTCTTGCGACTTTAATTCAGAGGAACCAAGCGAGATAAGTTTTACTTTGGAATTTGAAGTTGCTACTACGGTGTGATTATTATGCAGAATGTACTATTAGGAAATAAAAAAGGTCTAGTATTTCCTGTATTATGTAATGGTGTAATCAAAGTAGGCTATCGAGATAATGTACCGGATGTATCAAATAACGATGACGCTTCGGATGATGTTCCTTTTGGTATTTGGGGCCATGCTGGTTCTTTTACATTAGATGCTATTATTACTCCTTATGAGATAAATGGTTCCGGCGTTACTTCTAGTAGTGTAAAAAATTCTCAGAAAGCCTTTCCGTTTGGCGGTGCTGAAAGTAACAAGAATCTTTTTCATACTTCTAATGCCGGTTCTGATAAAATTAGAGCCACACACAAGATGACTTTGTTTCATAGTACAAAATTAAAAGTGTATTTAGTAAATGATACTAGTTTCCATTTAGATAGTCCTAATTATATTACTCATTCTAAAAATAACCCGTCTTCCTACAAAGTAGAAGTACAAATTACTACTGGAACAGGTACTACTACTCTTACAAGTGGAGTTCTGATAAAGCCGTCTATTACTCAGCCATTTACTTATGATGACTTTACTGCTGGTCACGCATTTAATTCACAAGGTAAACACACTCATAGTAAAATAGAAACATTAGGGGGAGGCGCACATGGAGGAAGCACTACTTTCACTTCGGGTACTAATCCGGCTAGTAACATATATCACATAAATCAAAGACTATACACTAGAAGTGGCTTTGATATGATTAGTATAGGCACTGTTACTGCTCTAAGTGGAACCACTGTAACACTAAGCGGTACTCCTGCTTCTAGTCTAAACTCTGAAACTATTTACCAAGATGCTCCCAAAGAAGCAACTTATGTAGATGACTCTTTTCATGTAGGAGTTACATTCGATAATATAACTAAGAAATTGTCAATACTATTTAATGGAATAGTTGTTAAGACTACTACTCATCCTGACGATAATGATTTTCAATTAGACTCAGAAGACCTATTTATTGGTGCTAATGGAACAAGTTCCTACGCTAATTCTTCTTCTATTCCTAGTAATTTTGGTAGAACAAATGAACAGTTTTACGGAGTATTTCACGAAATGTGTTTTACTAATATTCTAACTAGTGCTTTTAACAATGGAATACTAGAGCCTAATTTCAAAAACACTTTATTATTTTTGACATTTGAAGAGGTGGATGAGTAATGGCATTGTATGTGTATAAAACAGGAGTCCGTGCTGGAACCACTGTTAATACTACGGCTGGTGCAGGACACAATGTTAATCATGATTGTCCAACAAATCCAGTGATTACAAACAACGGTTCGGCAGTTAGCGGCACTTATATTTGTGCTGAAATAAGAGACGGGAACGGAACCCCTACTACTATGGAAAAGGAAACTAAAGTAGAACAAACCTGCACAACTGTAAGCGGAGATGCTACAGTTACTGTTGCTGATTCTACTAAACTACTAGTAGGTCAGCAGGTCACTGGAACCGGTATTACAGGAACAGTTTCTATATCTTCTATTACAAATGCGACCACTATTGAATTAAGTGCTAACGCTACTGCTAGTGGAACCAACACTTTGACATTTAATAATTCTCTTACCTATAATGAAAATTTAGAGAGAACGGCAGGATATAGAGTAAAGTCCTATTATAACGAAACTACTGAAGGACAGTTGTTTAATCTTAATTTAACTACACATGATTACTTTATTTTATTATTTGCAGACGATGCAAACCGACATCATTTTGCTAAAATAACAGAAGTAATTACAGATGATGTTGCAGGAGACGCTTTAGAATTTACACCAAAACTAGGTTCAGAAATACCCGAAGGCACTAAGTTTATTGTTTTCAAAGGCCCATCAGTTACTGATACAGAAGTAGTAGCAGTAACTGCTGGCTTAGTGGTAGATTCCGGTCTTAAACACCATGACGCTTTATCGGTTTCTAGGCCACTATTTTTTATGTACAATGATAGGCTAAATAAGAAGAATCAATTAGACCATAATAGAAAATACAAGTTGTGTTATTTTAGTGGTGGGCTTCTTTCATCTACTTCCTCTCATAGTTTAAGCACTATTTCTGTATTCACCACTGTCCAAGATTTTCATTTGAGAATATTGGATAGGGGTCGGCATACTCTTAATGTTGAGATGATTGATAATAGAAAAATAATGGATGACCCTTCTAAAGCGAGTGATGGAAACTTCTATCACGATTCGGGCAGTATTACCTTTAGTCATATTGGTACAAATTTTACTTATACTACATGGGCCTTGAATGCTAGAAGGCATACTGATGATTCGGCAAGTACCGATTATGCTGGCCCTTACAAATATCTTTTTTATGAAGATTCTCCTAATTTTATGAATAGGGCAAACGATGTTTTTGACTTGAAACTATTCAATTCTATTCAAGATAAAGCAGGATATGCAGAAGTTAGTCTAGTAGATGGTAAAAGAATATTCAATAGTAAGCACAGTACTCAAGAAAAGTTTGGTATTAGAGAGAAAATAATAGAATCGAGTTTAGATGGTTGGTTTAATACTGGATTAACAATAGATTCTATTACAAGTGTTAATGGTACTGCTACAACTGTTTCTGTACAAGTAGAACCGGACTATAATGCTAGAGTATTATGGGGTGAACATGAAGAAATAAAAGTTGGAGACTATATTGGTTTCATAGATGATATTGGCGCACCTAGTTCGGGGGCGCAGAGTTTTGTCATTAAGCCCGAATTTAGATTAGAAACAGAGTCTTCATTTACAAGTCACACTTCGAGTGCGCCCTTTAGTGCAGGGGCTAAAATATACAGGAGAAAATGGTCGCCAAAAACTAGAACGCTGATGGTTGATTTTGAATTAGATACTGATGTTACTTATACTGGATTAAGTGGATTAACTAGCCATCCTCTAGATATAGATACATTAACTTACAAAATAAACGGTGTAACTCTAGGCTCTTATACTGAAAGTAGATTCAATAACGCATTTGTAGTCTTTTCTGATATTAATTATATAAAGAGAGAATTAAGAGTTTCTTATGGTGATAGAACGCATAAGTGTTTGAGATTAGAACCCGATAGAGTACACTATCAAACAGTTGCTAATTCTTTTACTAATTTAGATTACGCCCAAAGAGAGTTTTTTGTAGAGTTAGAATTATTTGATGGAGTAATCGAAGATATTTCAGAACAGATTGTACAATCTCAACCAATAGTGGAAGTTAGTGGAAGGGATGAGTTTCATAAATTAATATCCCCTATTGTAAATAAAAATACTCTATTTACTCAAGATATAGTACATTCTACCATATCCCCTCTAAGAAAAAGGACTTCTATTTTGAATAGTACTGGAATACAAATAACAGTTAGTGGCGACCATGCTATCAATGTA